CCTAGCGCCCCAGGAGTGAGCGGTTTCTCCTGTGTCGACAGGCGTAGCGCGAGCTAACGCTGTTACGCCCATTTCGCCGTATTTAACAAGATCTTTAAGCGCATCCCCGCTCTGCATCTTTTCGAGATAGCCGATTGTGTCTCCGAAATCGCCAGAAGCGGAAGTTTTGATCATCTGCTCTCCTTAAGATTCGATTGGCCTTTCCGAGTATGCAATATGACCGATGTCCTCGGGCAGAGATTCAACCCAACTTGCAACGAATTTCAAATGTCTTACAATATCGGCATTAGTAAGAAGATTTTGCACAATCTTTGCTTCGCCAGAAGGTTCGATTACCAAAACAAAAGGTAGAATTTCTGCTTCATCAACACTCACGTCTTGATCTGCCAATTGACAACCAACGAAGGTGGTGTAGGAATAACAACCGGCGTGTTTGTGAATCCGCCATTACCCGAGTTGCCAACAAAGTTTGGAAGATTTACAGCAGCCGTAATGCCAGTATACGCTGCATAAATCGTTGGAGCGGCGGAGTTTGTGACTGGTACAATAGCTTCTCCACCAGTACCGTGCAACACCAAAGCATTAGCTCCTGGACTTCCGCCATTGAACAAATAAATATATTCAATACCAGCGCCACTAGAATCCTGATACACGGCATGATAGTGCCCCGCTTGCCCGTGTGTGTGTCCAGGATCTGTTACAGAAACCGTTGTGTTTGGGTGATCGTGATCTACTGCATGAATGTGCGGAGGCAAATTTGCTGCCGCAATAGTCAACGCTGCGGATCCAGCAAGAGCGCCAAGCATCAACGTTGCGTCTGCTCCGACAAGCATCTTCCCTCGAGCGTCAGGAAGAAGAATGTTGGCTCCAGATTTCCAAGCAGAGGGAATCTTTGCCCAGAGATTTGGATATAGAGTTTGGCCGTCGGTAATAATTGTTCCGTTAAGGAATACGAAACCTTGATCTGGCGTTGCGCTGATTGTTGCTGTAATGATTCCCGCTGCCACAGCTGGTCCTTGAGGGCCAACTGGTCCACGAACGTTGCCGGCATCAATCTCGGTTCCCGCACGAGTAATCAGAATAAGATTGTCGCCTTGAACTTCGCCATCGACAACGGTTTCTGACTCCATTACCAGCATTCGTTCAGCGGTTAGACCTGTTACTGTAGCCATATGTCCTCCTCGTTCTTCTCGCTGCTGCTGATTTCGTATGTGTCTGGGTCCAAATATACAGCAGTTTCGGACGTGATTTCGAATGTTGTATCATCAAGCATGATGATGTCTTCTTCGCGTGGAGATTCGGCAGTCCAGGTTCCATCTCCGTGATCGATGATGATAAGTCTCTGCCATTTACGAATAAACGAAATCAAGCCCTTCAAAGGAGGAAGATGTGGATCGCTGTCATCGTCTCCATAAAGAATATCTTCGATGTCTGCTAGAAGCCACGGATCAAGCTTTCGACTATCGAGAACAATATGCGCAGTTGGACGATAGTTCTCAATGTCTTCTGGAATTCCAGTTATCGTCCATTCGAATTCGGTAAGACCAAGTTCATCGGAAATCGTGTTGAACGCTTTTGTTGAAGGAAGAGCCGTGAGGTTCCACAACAGATGAATCTTGTAGTTGTTCATACGACCATGAGCATCCCCAATCATGGTCCGATACGTCAACCCGAAACGACCTTGTGGTTGATTGTGGATTTCAACGCCAGTTTGGTCTTCGATGGCGCCTTCGTAGTACACAAATTCATCTGGATAGGTAATTGCTTTCAGAATTCCACCGAAATCGCCGACAGTCACCAGATCGTTGAACTTGATGCCGTCAAAGTAGATGGCTTCGACCGTATTTGCTGCTTCTTCTTCAACTCCAGTGATTCCATTCCAAGGAACCCCGAGGCCGCCTTCAAGATAGAGAACGCCGCGATCGACACCAGTTTCGAACCTTCTAGTCTCTAATTGATTCCATACAATTGCTGCCATCTGACCTCCTTAGCCACTGGTGCCCATTTCTGCTCTTCGTTTCTCGTTAAGATCTCGGTTCCTTCGCGCCATTTCGCTGCGAGACATCTTCTTAGGAGGCGAGTTCTTGATGTTGCAGATTCGAATCAGAGAGAACAAACGGTTTAAATGCCACGTTTCGCATTCGAACGGAATAGTAAACGCGACCATCCAGTAATAGATTAGCTCAGACGTTATGGTTTCGCCTCGACTTTTACGTTCTGGCATTTGCCCAAAAGAAGTTGCGGTCTGTTTTGACTCGATGTAATCGTTTATCGCTTCAACGTTATCTGTTGAAAGACGGTTCGCAAAGTCTGCTGGATAAACCGGAGAGATAATCATACATTGAATGTATGACAAAATTTCTTCTGCAGTTTTTCTATCGTCAACAAGAAACGGCTTGTTGTGAATTGACTCCCATTTTGACAAGGAAACCAGAGAATGCTCTAGCTCTAAAGTAAAGCCTTCTCGAAGCTCAAACTCTTCAGTCACTTCGTTGTAGTATTCTTCTGCTTGTACCAAAAGAGTGAGCATTCTCTGGTCTCCTATTAGTCAAATCAAGCTGCCGGGCCAGCGACCCAAGCTGTACCATCCCAGTGCGCCTGTCCGCCGACACCAGCCGTGCCGGTCTGAACATACTGACCAGTGGTCCATGCCGTGTTCGGAGAAGCCACAACTGGCTGCGGAACACCAGCGGTCAGGTTCGAAACCGACGACGGAGCAACGGTACCGGCAGGGGTCCAGGTACCTGGGGTGCCAGCGGTAGCGCCAGCTGAGGGATCTCCGGCCGGGAAGATGGCAAGGACATCGTCCGGCGTGGGAAGGGTCGGCGAACCGGTCTCCCCATACAGCATGTCCTCGAGAGTCGCCAGAGCAGCCGCATCAACGAGAGTCGAATCGATGACGAGCAATGACGTCGGGGTGAACCCGGTAACGGGAACCGGAGTAGTGGTGATTTCCCAGCTGAAGGTGATGGCTTCCGGGGAATCGTTGATGGTGTTGTACGCCTTCTCCGAAGGAGAAGCCTGACAACCATAAACGAGGTGAAGCTTGTAACCATGGTTATCGCCCTCAAGATCGTTACCGACCTTTGTGCGATAGCACAGACCAAACGACTTCCTCGGCTGCTGACCGATGACAATGCCATCAGAAGGCGTACCCAAACCATCGAACGGAGCAAATTCCGGCGGGTAGGTGAACGCTTCGATGGTCGCGCCGAACTCCTCTGCGGAGATCAGGTTCAGATACTTGATGTTGTCGGCATACTGAGCGTTAGCCTCAGCGCCAGAAGGGGACTCGGAAACGGACGTCAAACCGTTCCAAGCAACCCCACTGGTGTAAGCGCCGGTTTCATCCGGTGTGTAGAGAACGCCATGATCGACACCGGTCTCGTAGAACCGTTGGCCGATGGCGTCCCAAATGATCTTAGGCATTGCTTTTCCTCCTAAAAGAAGAGTGAGTAGACATCGTGGTTGAGGTTGTCAGCCGTAAAGAACCGATCGAACGACGCCAAAGGCAACGAGGCGATCTTTGCGGGAATTGGACTATCAGGATCTCGATCAATGATCGTTACCTGATACCGAGTGCGGAGCTTATACGGCTGGTCATCCGCGTATTCCGACTTTACGTTGTCTCGGTGATAGACAATGCAGGGATACTCCATAACCACCGTTGGGGGTGGTTGAAAATATACCTTTGGCGCCAACGTCGAGAGCAACGCTTGAAGCTCAAGGCGTTGGCCCATTGTATACACTCCCAAGACTCATGATGAGACGAGGTGTCTTGACTTCAACCGAGGTCACAGTCCAGAGCACGTTCATCCATCGTACGTACTTGATTTTGAAGAAGTGTTCTATGGCTTTTTGATCGGCGACGACAGAGATGGAGTTACCCACCTTGATGTCATCGTTAACGCCTTCGCCAGACTCAAGCGCCCGGGTGTTTCGGATCACGTCTCCTGTATAAGGAAACTCTGTAATCGTGTCCACCCAGACGCCCGAATCCGGAGGCGTTTCTACAGATTCACCGTAGCCGACTTCTCCGTAGAATCTCGCCATCAGAACTCCTTATGTCTACTCGGACTTTTCCTGTCGACGGGAGGCGCGGGACTGAGCTCCGTCCTCAACGGTGCCGCCCGTATCGGGGAGCGAACCGTGGACCGGCGGGACACTCTGACGAGCATTCGGCGGCTCAGGAACGATGATGTGACCGGTGCCGTTCGGCGGAGCAACGTATGTGCCCTGCGTGACGCAGATAGCTGACTTCAGCTTCACCAGCGCGCCCGAGATGCGAGTCTCGAGAAGGTACTTGTACTGGTTGAAGTCGATGTCGAAGTCGTCGAACAGCGTGACCTGGCCGCCCTTGTCGGAACCGATGACGTAGTCGTTCATGTTCACGAGGATCGCGATCGGGTTGCCGGCAGCCGGGTCGAAGATGTCCACAGGCACAACTGCAGAAACACGAAGTTCAGCAGCCAGCTGATCGATCGACGTGTAGATGCGACGACCGAGCGTGTCCTTCAGAAGCATGGTCTGGGCGAGAAGGCCCTCGCTGGTGTACATCGTGGGCTGACCACTACCGCGATACTGCGCACGCCAAGCGATGACCGCATCGACAAACGCGTCGATGCCTCCAGCAGCCAGGTCACACTTGACCTGAATGGTGAACATCGGATCGTCCTTGGCGATCGGACGAATGCGATCCTCGAGGATCTTGTCCGGGTCCGGAAGCGTACGACCATCGCCGACGAGAACCGCACGAGCGATCTCCTCATCGAGCATGATCCTCATCTCGCCCTTCACCCAGGCGACGACATCGAAGTCTGTGATGTCGATGATGTCATCACGATCGAGCTTCTGCTTCTTGTAGATGGTCTGCGGAGCGGTCTCACGACGAGCAGTTCCGTAGAACTCTTCCTGCTTCTCCGTGCCAGTGATGTAGCCCTTGGCACGAGCATCGTCATAGGTGAGATCGGCCCAGTGAGTCTTGACGCGGCTGAATGGGCTCTTGCGAGCTCCGTTGAGGACTGAATTCACCCACTCCGTACGACGGCTGTAGAACTCCGGCGCGTTGGTGAGAGCCGTGGCCTCCGGGAACAGAACATCGATCTGGTTAATGCCATGCGAGATGGCATAACCTTCGACTGAGCTCCTCAGAGAGCCGGTCTTCATCGCGTCGGCGACGATTCCTTGGACGTCAGCATGCGAGAGAACGGGTGCGGTGGTCGCCCCCTCTTTCCCGTCCTTCTCGAAAACGTTGTGGGTCATTTCAGTACCTTCCTGATCGGTGGTGTTGTCGTGCTGGGCAGTGGAGTCTTCATTTTCGTTGTCATCACCCTTTGAAGCGACCGCTTCGGCGATCAGGTAGTGGACAACATCCTTTTCCTTGTCCGACATTCCGTCATAGATGTCTTGGACGGTCTCGCCGTCTTCCTCATCGTCCGTCTTGTCGTCTTCCTCATCCCCCGCCGCATGCTCGAGCTCGAGCCCCGTGGTGATGATTACTTCGTCTTCGAGCGTGTCATCGTCGCCATTGGAGTGGCGGATCGTGACATTCTCGATGACGGCTCCGGGATTCGCGCCAGAGAGAACCAAGCTGACCTCA